GAACAAGGTTATGGTTATTTGGTAGATGGATTGGATAGACCAGAGGATATAGGGGACTGGGTTGGCCCTTCTGGTATGTTTGCAGAACATTATGATTATATTATTCACCTTGCAGCCTATGCTGCACTAAGAGACAGTGTGGATAACCCACAGAAGTTCTGGGATAATAATGTAGAGAAGTCGAAACCTATCTTTGATTATTGTAGAGAGAATAACGTTAGATTATTGTATGCAAGTTCTGCTGGAGCACACGAGTGGTGGCAGAATCCTTATGCAATAACAAAGAAAGCAAATGAACTCATGGCACCACCTAACAGTGTTGGTATGAGATTTTTTAATGTCTGGTCAGAGGAAGGTAGTAGGGAGGATATGTTATACAGAATGTTACAAGATAAGACGGCAACATATCTTACTAGACATAAGAGAGATTGGATTCATGTTAAGGATGTAGTCAGAGCGATTGCATATCTAATGACAAGTCAGTACATAGGCCCTATTGATATTGGTACAGGAGAATCTATATCAGTACTGGATCTTGCTAAGTCAATGGGTATGGATTACCTTCCTATTAAGGAACACACACCCAATGAACCTGATGAATTGTGTGCGGATACCACAAAATTAAGGGAGTTAAGATGGTTTCCAACCGTAAAGATACTTGATAAATCCACTCATCCCTGTTATAATAAATAAGTTGCGGTTTATTTAAGATTATATGGCGCCGACCAAAAAGGCATTAGTATTAGGAGCAGGTGGTTTCATTGGAAGTCACATGTGTAAGAGACTCAAATCCGAGGGATTCTGGGTTAGAGGTGTGGACATTAAGTACCCAGAGTTTTCTGAGAGTGCCGCTGATGAGTTCATCCAAGGTGATTTGAGAGAGGTAGGTCTAGTTTCAAGAGTCATGGACGTAGAAGGAGACTCTTTCGATCAGATTTATCAGTTCGCTGCTGATATGGGTGGTGCAGGTTACATCTTTACTGATGAACACTCAGCAGATATTATGCACAACTCTGCTACAATTAACCTGAATGTTCTTAATGAACAGGTACAATTGAACAGACTTCTTGGTACTAATAAGACGAAGATCTTCTACAGTTCTTCTGCTTGCATGTATCCAGAACATAACCAACTTGATCCTGACGATCCTAATTGCCGTGAAGACTCAGCATACCCAGCAAACCCAGACTCCGAGTACGGATGGGAGAAACTATTCTCCGAGAGATTATACTTGGCTTACAGTCGTAATTACGATATCTCTGTGTGTGTTGCCAGGTATCATAATATCTTTGGACCAGAAGGAACCTGGCAGGGAGGAAAAGAAAAAGCTCCAGCAGCTATCTGCCGCAAGGTTGCACATGTCCCAGATGTGGGAGGCCCGATTGAAGTGTGGGGCGACGGGTTGCAGACAAGATCCTTCCTCTACATCGACGAGTGCATCGAAGCTACAAGACGACTCATGGACTCCACCACCTTTAGAGGACCCGTCAACATCGGTTCCGAAGAGATGGTTACCATTAATCAATTAGTGGACACTGCTGCTAAGGTTGCAGGTAAGGTTGTATCGAAACGTCATGTATTGGATGCACCACTAGGAGTTAGAGGACGTAACTCTAACAACGATTTAATTCGTGAGACACTTGGGTGGGACTATTCTCAATCACTTGAGGATGGCATTCGTAAAACTTACGAGTGGATCTCTGAACAAATTAAGTCACACCAGCATGGTGTTGTTGAAATTTCATCAAAGGAACTAGAACATGCGAAAAGTAACTAAACAAACCATTCAAATTGATAAGGATGCAGTAAGAAACTTAGATGTTTCTCACCTTGCAGAACAATCACTCAACTCAAATGACTGGCTTAGTGCTGGTCAGAGTGAGTATAGATTATATGCGTGGTTATCTACGCAGTTTGACAAATCAATTATCCTTGATGTAGGCACACGTACTGGTGGGTCTGCTCTTGCTTTATCATACAATGAGAACAATCAAGTCATCAGCTACGACCTTCAAGAACAAGGTGCGTCACAGATTAAAAAAGATAACATCGAGTTCAAGATTCAGGACTTCCGTGAAGACGACAGCCTCAATTGGGATCATGTCTCTATCATTATGCTTGATGTTGATCCCCATGATGGCATCCAAGAAGAAGAGATGATGGAGTTCCTTGAAGACAAAGGTTGGAAAGGATTGATGCTCTTCGATGATATTGGCCCTCAATGGCCAGAGGTTGAAGACTTGTGGAATAGGATTACATATCCTAAGTTAGATGTGTCTGAGGTAGGTCATCTTAGTGGCACTGGTCTAATAAATTTCGATAGCAAACACGACATCAGTTGGAAGTAAAATGAAACGGATTCTAATCTTAGGTTCTGAAGGTCAGGTTGGAGCATACCTAAAAGACTACTTCAATGCGAAGGATGGTTATAAGGTACTCGACTTTGATGTTGCCAATGGTAGACATCAAGACATGACTAAGATTCCCAATGCAGAACTTCATCGTAAGGTGATGTTGGCAGACTTTATATTCTTTCTTGCCTTTGATGTAGGTGGATCACATTACTTGAAGAAGTATCAACATACATTCAAGTTCATTGATAATAATACTAGGTTAATGGCACAGACCTTTGGCCTTATTGAACAGTATAATAAACCATTCATCTTTGCATCATCACAGATGAGTAGTATGTCCTACTCTCCATATGGTGTATTGAAGAGAGTGGGTGAACTATATACTAAGTCTTTGAACGGATTGACAGTAAAGTTTTGGAATGTTTTTGGAATTGAAAAGGACATGGCTAAGGCACATGTCATTACAGATTTCATAAAGAAAGGTTTCGAGACTGGTACTATTGATATGATGACCGATGGTACGGAGCAGAGGGAATTTTTATACGCTGAAGATTGTTGTGAAGCGTTGGAAACGGTCATGGAAGAATATAACCATATCGATTCTGACGATGAGCTTCATATTACTACTGGTAACAGTACAAGTATTCTGGAGATTGCATCACAAATTCAGTCCCTATTTAAGGAGATTGGTAAGGAGGTGGACGTTTCCCCGTCACCGTCGAAGGATGAGGTGCAGAAGGATGCTCGTAACATACCAGACCCATACATCAACCGATGGTGGAGACCAAAAACTTCCGTTGAGGACGGGATCAAAAAAGTATTTGAGGTAATGAAAAAGGATTATGAAAGTACCACAGAATGAAGAAGAGTTAAAGGCTCTGCAAGCAACCATTGAGGCTGCGAAAAGGAATCCAACTGGTATTGATATTCCAGTCCTTAATCCTGAGAGAAAGTATCCAATCAATTTATTCTGTAATGATTCATTGGATCCATCTACATCAGCAAATAATAGATCAGTCTATACTAGATTTGTCCGTGATGGATCTGGTTTAGTTAATCTATATGTTAATGGAGAGGCACTAAAGGTACTCGAAGATAACAGTGGACTACCTAAGTTCATTTGGTTGTTAGAATCCAGAGAGATTATCGGAGAACAATACAAGTGGATAGAAGATAACTATGACTTCGTTGCTAGTAGAGTTGATGGTATCTTTACTTCTGATCAACGATTAACTGAGGAGGTAGGTCCAGATGGTAAGTTTCTTTACTGTCTATCTAATGCAGCTCCTTGGGTTATGGATAGAGCAGTTTATAATAAGTCAAAACTTGTCTCTATGATTGCATCCAATAAAGGATACACAGAAGGACATAAGAGAAGACTTAAAGTTGTAGAGAAATATGTAGAGAAGTTCGGACAGGATGACCTATTTGGATGGGGTTTAGGAAAAGAACTCCCATTAAAAGAGAAATCTACTGGCCTCAAGGACTATATGTTCAGCTTTGCATGTGAAAATGCGAATTATCCTACCTATTTTACTGAGAAATTGACCGATTGTTTTGCATGTGGTACAATACCAGTGTACTATGGTACTGCTGGAGTTGCACAGTACTTCAATCCAGAGGGCATTATATTCTTGAATCAGAATTCTCCTTGGGAAGATATCCCTTGGGACAAACTCACACCAGAGTATTATGAATCTAAGAAAGATGTCATCCAAGAAAACTTTGAGACTGCTCAGTGCATGAGAGTCGCAGAGGATTACCTTTACGGTAATTATTTTGTCCAACTAGACCCATACAGAGAGGAACGAGCTAAAGTATCATGACAGTAATTGATGTAAACGCTGAAGAAGTAAAGGATGATCGTAGTGGATGGCAAGCAGAAGATCAGATTGCTGTAGAGTATCTGGCTGCATGTGTTGAAGCCGTTGAGAATGATGATGCCTTTGCAAACTTCAAATCAAATCCCAAGTACAAGACTATCTTAGAACATGTACTAAAGGATCAAGGACAGGCATATCTAAACATCTGTAAGGATATGAATGAGGATGCTGTATGGGAGAACATTGAAGCATTCAAAGAGAATGATAAGATAGGTAACCCAGAGACTCATGTATATCCTGGCGTTGATGGAGTTATATCTGCCACTACTTTAAGGTACATGAAGAACACCTTCGAGATGGCTTTCATGATGGATGGTGCAGAGATTGGTAAGGTAGTAGAAGTTGGTGGAGGATATGGTGGATTGTGTAGAGTTCTTAGTAAGGTTTGTGACTTTGATGAGTACATAATGATTGACCTACCAGAGGTCAGTGCTTTGCAGAGAAAATATATTGATCAGTTCCCTGATCTTAAGGACAAGGTTAAGTGTGTATCTACAGAAGACTTCGGACAGATAACAGACGTAGATCTATTCATTAGTAACTATGCATTGTCTGAGTGTGATTTAAAATCTCAGATGGCATACTATGATATGATAGTTAAAAATTCAAAATATGTTTATTTGATATACAACCTTGTCAATTTCAATGATTTCCACTATAATGATTTCATTGACAAGATCAAAGAACAATTTACCTTTGATACTGGTCGGGACTACGAGAACACTGTTATTCTAGCAACAAGAAAGGATGGATCGGATTGATGATTACAGGACACTAACTATTGATATAGTTGGTTGGCTTTGTAAGTATATTAATGACAATAAGATAAACTCACTAGTAGTAGGGGTGTCTGGCGGAATTGATTCTGCTGTCACCTCTACTCTTGCAGCCAAGACTGGAGTACCAGTCTATGCTGTGGGTATGCCATTGAGTACTAAGATAGAACAGGAAACTTTATCTGATGCCCACCTTTATTGGTTGGGTAATACTTATGATAATGTTAAAGTCTTAAAGACTGATCTATCAGAAACTTTTGCCAAATTTATCAAAGGACTTACCAATGATATGGATATGGAGTACATAAGTAATCCATTGGCAAAGGCCAACTCAAAGTCTCGCCTTCGTATGATGACTCTGTATCACATTGCTCAGAACGTTGGTGGTATTGTTGTTGGTACGGGTAACAAGGTAGAAGATTATGGAATCGGTTTTTTTACTAAGTATGGTGACGGTGGCGTTGACATTGCTCCCATTGCTGACCTCTACAAAACAGAAGTCAGAGAACTCGGAGGATTCATGGGAGTAATCCCAGAGATTCTTGATGCTCAACCTACTGATGGTCTATGGGAAGATGATCGGACTGATGAAGATCAGATCGGTGCTACCTATGCACAGTTGGAAGAAGCAATGGAGAATGGAACAGGCCCAGCCGTTGATGTTCTTTACCGATTCAACAAACAAAACAGACACAAGATGGAACCAATCCCTACATATAAACTTGGAGAATCATGAAAATTCCAGAGTCTACATCCTATCTAACGATAGAAGTTATCAGTGATCAGATTGAAGGCAATGAAAGAGTTGTACACATACGAAAGATTTGCACAGGTAATCCTGTGGAACAGTTCATTACAGATTCGGTGATCCGAGTACCTGTTGTTAAAGAAGTTGAGGAAGTAAAGGTTACCACTAAGACTAAGGAACCAGTAAGAGCAAGGAATAAGAGAGGTCATTATGTCAAAGATGATCCCACCACTCCAGAGAATGAAGCATGGATAGGTGGTGTTGCTCCCAAAAGAAAGACACGTAAAACACGCACTCGTAAAACTAAGGAGGTAAACAAGTAAACCAATGAAAATCGGTGTAATTGGCGCAGGAAGACTAGGTATTTGCTTTGCTCTCCTGTGTGAAGAACTAGGTCATGAGGTTCTTGTTTCTGATATCAGATCACATTATGTTTCTGATCTTAATAGTAGACAGATCTATAGTAATGAACCAGAAGTAGAAGAACTTCTACTGAATTCTTCTAATCTTCAGGCAACTACTAATAATCAAGATGTCATTAGACACTCTGATATTATCTTCACTTATGTTCCTACTCCATCCTTAGATGATGGTAGTTATGATGTTGCTTGTGTTGATCAAGTTGTTGAGGATTTATTACAGGCACCTAACCTTGAAGGTAAGAAGTTTATCATTGGATGTACTACTAACCCAGGCTATGTTGCTGAGGTTGCATGGACATTAAAGGAGAGAGGAGTATCTGTTTTCTATAGTCCAGAGTTTGTTGCTCAGGGATCCATCATTAAAGACATGCGAAATGCAGACATGGTTCTTTGTGGTGGAGATGATCAAGAAGGATTTGATATTGTTAAGGACATCTATGAAGGGTTCATGGATTCTGATGTTGATTTCTATCCAATGTCAAACACTGCTGCTGAGATCACAAAGATAAGTATCAATTGTTTTCTTACATATAAGATCAGTTATGCCAATATGATTGGACAGATCTTATATAATTCTAATTGTGGTGGTGAGATTAAAAATATACTTGCCTCTATTGGAGCAGACAGTAGGATAGGATCCAAGTATCTTAACTTTGGATTAGGTTTCGGTGGTCCTTGTTTGCCCCGTGACAATCGTGCCTTGGGGCATTATGCCGAGAAGGTAGGACTTAAGTATAGTCTTCCTCAAGTTACAGATGATTTCAATGAGGCACATGCAGAGTTCGTTAAGAATTTCTGTCTTAAACAGAATCAACTTGACCTTCCATACTATATTGATAGTATAGGTTACAAGGTAGGTTGTGATCTTGTAGTTGAGAGTCCAAGACTAAGATTGGTTGAGGATTTACTTAAGGAAGGCAAGAGAGTCTACGTTAAAGATCTTGATGATGTCAGGAAAGAATGGGAAGATGATCTTGTAGAAGACTATGATGACAACATCATCTTTGTTAAATCTCACAGTGAAGTACATGAAAAGACATGGAGGATTGACCTTTGACCATCAGTTATAATCGCCTCGGTAGTAATGGTAGACTGGGCAATCAAATGTTTCAGTACGCTTCACTAAGAGGCATTGCAGACTATAATAAGTTCCGTTGGATGATTCCTCCAGCGGACTGTAATCATAAGGATAACTATGGTCTGTTCGATACCTTTGAGTTAACTCATTGCCAACCAGAGAACATTGGTTTCAATGATGGGATGACTGTTACGGAAAAGAAACATTCATTCGATGACTCGTTGTTTTATTGTACAGATGGAGTTAATATAGACGCCTATCTTCAGTGCGAAGATTATTTTATTCATATTGCAGATCAAATCCGTGAAGATTTCACATTTAAAAAAGAGTATCTTGAACCATGCAAGGAGTATATCGATAGTCTCGATAGCCCTCCTATCTTTCTACACATTAGGCAGTCTGATAACATCGGAAGAGAAGAGTACCATCCCATCCTCCCGATACGATTTTTTGAGAGTGCGTTAGGATATTTTGATGAAGAGACTCCATGTTTTGTATTCACAGATGACATAGAGTGGTGTAAGAATGAACCTTTCTTTAAGCAAGATAGATTCATATTCAATGATAATCCTGAGAGATATGAGTACCAGACCATAGATGGTACTGGTCAGATGCAGAACACTTTGTTACCACAAGTAGATCTATGCTTGATGTCTCTATGTTCTGGTGGTATAATTGCTAACAGTTCCTTTAGTTGGTGGGGTGCTTGGTTGCAAGGAGATAGAGGAAATATCATTGCTCCTAATCCAGAGAAGTGGTTTGGGTCTGCGATGTCTAACCTAGATACATCAATGATTGTTCCTGCCCGTTGGCAGATATTAGATTGGAGTAAGTAATGGCTATTTCATTTCAAGGGATGGGTAATGAAGGTCGTCTGGGTAACCAGATGTTTCAGTATGCTTTCCTCCGTGGTGTTGCTGCTCGTCGTGGGTTTGATTGGATAATTCCAGGCCCTGATGCAGACAGACTTGATAACTATGGTTTGTTTGAAGCGTTTGAATTGTCTGGATGTAAACCAGAGAACCAAGGAGAACCTTTCTTTCATAAACAAGAAGTCTATAGAGATATGGCCTTCAATGAGAAGATCTATAACGAGTGTGAAGATAACACTAACTTCTCAGGTAACTTCCAGACTGAAGCATACTTTGAATCTATTGCTGGAGATATTAGACACGACTTTAAGTTTAAAGATGAGTATCTCCATCCCTGTTCACAATTTATTGAAGAGAATGGTGGACAAGATAAGAATATATTTCTCCATGTTCGT